TAGACTTCTGTCTGTTTGCTCCGCCAAATATCTCATGACGCTCCGCATATGGCGCACCAGTCTCTGCGCAAAAGCGCATAGGCTTGTCCTTCCAGCCATTGTGTAATAGTTTCTTTTTCTTATCTTGCGGTTTCGGTATCGCGCAAGTTCTATAATAATCGTTCATATTACCTCCGATTCTATCTTTTGACCCCTTAATAATTCATATATTATGCGATTAAGTCTCTTGAGATCGGCGGCACGTTCTTCATCGGTCTTACCCGCACAATATTCATCATCTATGCTCACTTTCGATCCTAATTTAGTTGTAAATTCTTTAACGACCGCCATTTTATCACTCTCCTCTCTTAAAAATATGATTTTGCAAATTTGTCCTATTCTCTTTCTTGTGCTATAATCAACACAGGAAGGATGTGTTCTTATGGAAATTGCTACATTTATAATTGCTATTATCGGTTGCGTCACGGGCATGTGCAGCTTGGCTTTTAATTTTTATAAGTCTTATTCAGAAAAGCCAAGGATCATTATTGAAGTTCCCGTTCCCGAAATAAATGGATTTATTGATAACGATCCTCTTAAATTTCCAGCACGAAAAGGTCTTGTAATAATTCTTCGTTTTTCAAATCCAGGTATAAACCCAATATCGGTTAAACAGGTTGCAATAAAACAAAATGACATTTTTATTCTTCCGAATCTTGATGCACCAACAGGTCTTTGGTTGTGGAATCTACAAAAATCATGTTTTCACATATCTTTTTCCGCTCCACCTGAGAAAGTTCCGTTTTTAATAGAGGCCGGAAATTCTGTAGATATTACTTTTTACTTTCCTTTTGCCGACATATTATATACGCAAGACGCTTCTTATGTTAATGTATCTATTGATACAATTACTGAACGAAAAAACATCCGGGTAAATATCTGTGAACTAACCTATGACAATGTTATAAATAACCGTAATCGCGATGACTCCAAGTAATAAGATTTCTGCTGCGTGAAGGCGTAATATAATTTCTTGATTTTTAATAACTTTTGCAAGAATGCTCCTCACTGCCCCTACATCCCTATACATCGCTTCCTGCTTTGCATCCATTTTTATTTCATGCTCCTTTGATTTTCGGGGGCTTGTTTTTGTGAATAATCTCCATATGAAAGATTTTTCAATTTTGCGCCATTCGCCAAGTGGCATCGAAAAGCTAATTGTTGAACAATGATCGCTTTTGTCTTTTTCCGACCATATGGTTGATACGTTATATTGTAATTTGCTCATTCGGTCTCCTTTCTGTTTAACCGTCCATTTGCTACTTTATTATTTTTGTGCTATACTCGATTTAAGCGGTATAACATTTTTAAATAAAATTGTGTGAGGTGCTTATATGACAGATAACCAAAATAGTAATTCAACACCTGTGTTGCCCGAAGGTTTTGATGACTTTATGGCTTATAACAAATCCGTTTTAGAGCGCATTGGTGTTGCGCTTCGCGACACCGAATCATTTATAAATCCGGATATTTCAATCGTAGGGCGTCCGCTCTCAGGCTATTCGGATCATTCCGAAGAAATAGGATTGCTTGTCCAATCTATCGTTGAGAGTAATGCCCGTCTCGCGGAAATTGCTCACGAAGCCAATTTGCAATCGCAGTTAGAGCGTAAAGAAAACCGTAAATTTAATATTGTCAGCGTGGCTATAAGCACTGTTGCTGCTCTTTCAGCTGTCGCTACCCTCTTGCTTTCGTGCATACCATACATATAACGGATATAAGGTAAAATAAATTAAAAACTGTACATCCTGCCACAAACGCATATATAGTCATGCTCGTTGCAAGACACTCATAGCGCGCATTCTTTTCAAGTAGCTCAACGCTTTTATTGAAAAACACCTTGGCTATACAAAATCCGAGCCAGCCAAAAATAAGTCCGCATATCGCTGTTGCGAGATATGTCTTCATCTGCATTCCTTTCCTCTTCATCCATTTGCATTTATGCAAATTTGTCTAACCTGTTAAACTTTTACTCTAAAAAAATATCACCTACTCTCGCACCTAACGTGCTTGCTATCTTTGAAAGTGTAGCTGTACTTGTCGTTACCGCTTCTCCACTCTCAAGTTTCGAGATAATACCCCTTGATACACCAGAAATATCCGCCAGCTCTTTCTGGGTCATATTTTTTCCCTCTCGCAACTCCTTGATTTTATATCTCATTTTCTCACCTTCTTTCGTCTAATTTATTTGACAAACATAGTCTAACATATTGAACAAAACTTTGTCAATACTTTTTTGTCTAAAATATTTGACATCTTTTTATTTTCAATGTATAATAAATTAGACATAGCGGAGGTATTTATAAAATGACTTTGGGTGAAATAATAAAAAAGTACAGGAAAGATAACGGTTTGAGTATGGACGCTTTTTCTGAAAAAAGTGGAATTAGTAAGGCTTATATATCCCTATTAGAAAAGAATCAACACCCCAAAACAGGTAACCCGATTACTCCCTCAATTCAATGTATCAAACAAGCGGCAGACGCTATGCACATAGACTTTAATATCTTATTTTCAAAAATAGACAGTGATGTAACGCTTAACGCCGCAAAAGAAAATAAACCTAAAATAAAAGGTGTCAGCATCCCCGTCCTTGGTTATATCCGCGCGGGCATTCCTATAGATGTAGTCGAAGAAACCCTTGGCGACGAGGAAATCCACCCCGATATGGCCGCTTCTGGAAACCATTTTGCACTGCGTATAAAGGGGGATAGTATGGAACCTAAATTTTCTGACGGTGATATCGTGATTGTTCGCGAACAGTCTGATGTCGATTCGGGGGATATCGCCATTGTTCTTGTAAACGGCGATGAGGGCACGGTAAAAAAATTGATGAAATACGAAAATGGCAGCATTGCCCTTGTCGCATCAAACCCAGCATATCAACCTATCGTATTTACACCGGAAGAAATAGAATCATTGCCCGTGCTGGTCATCGGCAAGGTTGTGGAGCTTCGAGCAAAATTTTAATCATATAACAAAAACAAACGCTCCGGCTGCAACCGGAGCGAATGCGAAAGGTTGTACGTGTGCACGCACATTTCTGTATCAAATGTATTGTATCACGCACAACCCGAAATGTCAAATTTTCGGGCATTTTTATGCCCATTTTACTGTAAAATTTACAGGAGGGCTACAATGTATTGTATTTATCTAAGGAAATCTCGAAAAGATATGGAGGCCGAAGCGCACGGCCTTGGTGAAACCCTGCTGCGTCACGAGGAAGCACTGCTCACACTTTCAAAACAACTTGATAGACCCGTGAGCAAAATTTATCGTGAAATCGTTTCCGGTGAGACTATCGCCGCACGCCCTGTTATGCAGCAGCTTCTCCGCGAGGTCGAGCAGAACATATGGGACGGCGTATTCGTAATGGAAGTCGAACGTCTCGCCCGTGGTGACACAAGGGACCAGGGCGTTGTTGCCGAGGCTTTCAAGTATTCTGAAACCCTCATCATTACCCCTAATAAAGTCTATGATCCTTGCAACGAATATGACGAAGAGTACTTCGAGTTCGGTTTGTTCATGTCACGCAGAGAATACAAAACAATAAACAGACGTATTCAGCGCGGACGCGAAGCGTCTGTAAAAGAAGGCAAATGGATCTATTCTGAGGCACCGTACGGCTACCAGCGAATCAAGCTCGAAAAAGAAAAAGGCTACACCCTCGCACTCGATCCGTCCGAAGCTCCGACTGTGCAAAAAATCTTTGAATGGTACACGGTTGAACTTATAGGGTCGACACAAATTGCAAACCGTCTGAACATTCTTGGCATCAAACCGCGCAAATCAAAAACTTGGCACCCGGCATCTGTCCGTGACATTCTGTCCAACATCGTATACAAAGGCTATATCAAAAAGGGCGAACGACCTGAGAAGAAATACATTGAAGACGGCATAGTCAAAAAGCGTCGTATCTACAACGCTGATTGTCTTATCGCAAAAGGCATTCACCCCGCTATCGTTTCAGAAGAAATTTTCGATACCGCGCAGCATATAAAAAAGCACAATACTATAACAAGCAACAACGATAAAAAGTTCACCCTACGCAACCCGCTTGCGGGAATTGTCGAATGCGGCATATGCGGTCGCAAAATGCAGCTTGCGGGAAGCCGCAGCGATAAAAAGCAGCTCCGTATTCACTGTGGGCACTGTGAGAACATATCTGCCTGTTACGATTATGTCGAGGAGGCAGTGCTTGACGGGCTTTCTGTGTGGCTCGAAAATTTTAAGTTATCCGAAGAAGCTTCAGATCTGACCTCAGACACCTTCATGTATACTGAGGCGATGAACACTGCCGAAAGCGAATTAAAAACGCTCTGCGGTCAGATCAGCCGTTTGCACGACCTGCTTGAACAGGGAATCTATGACACAGATACATTTCTTGAACGCAGCGCAGAACTCTCGGCACGAAAAGCTGACCTGCAAGGTAAAATTGATGCACTCACGGCTGAAGTGATAAAAATGCAGCGCAAAGAAAGTAAAGAGACCTTTATTCCGAAAGTCGAAACAGTACTGCAAGCATATAGTACGCTTGAGAGCGCAGAGCAAAAGAACAAACTATTAAAAAGCGTGCTCGGTAAAGTAACCTACATTCGTACCGAAAAAGGCCCCGGTACAGAAACGTCTTTCCACGTTAAAATTTCTCCGATTGTCCGTTCTTTTTAGTATTGAGGTACAACGCTTACGGGGCTACACTTTACCCCGTAGGCGTTATACCTATATATAATATGTAGGTATTTTTTATTTTATAAAAAATTAGCCATTAATCTAAATTTGCATTTCTGTATTTTCTTTTAAATATTTAACGCACTTTTCATCTAATGCATAATCATATTTGTATAGGAAATCTGATATAAATGGAGCAACCCAATATTGCGAGCCTTCCAGCGGATTCATTTCAGCATCTAAACAATCGGTATAATCACTCGACATAATAGTAAACGGGCTTATTAACGCCAATACGAATACGAATGCCATCGTTATAAATATGGCAGCTTCACTAAATTCCTCACATTTTTTCTGAACATCCCCATTTATATGCAACCTATTTAATGATTCATTATAAAATGAATATCCATTTGAGTGTACATAATTATTAAGTTTCTTTGCTATTTTTTTTAATGACTCTTTAAGATCAAAATCTTCTATAGCTTTCGTCGCTTTATGATTAGATGAAATATAATCAATAACAGAGTCTATATATAAACCTTTTTGCTTATTATGCATCCAATTCAATATGTTTTTTTCTACAGCATTCAAATTTTTCGTTTCGCTTAAATTTGTTATATCAACAGCATCGTCCGCCGTAATCAAATAGGCATAATAAAATAAATCATCACGGAGTTTTCTTAGAAGGGAATATGCATCCGCAAAATTAGCATTCATACAACAGTAGCGTATGCTTTCCATTGTTCTGGCGGCCGAATCAAGGATAATATGGCCATTAACAATACTCGGTCCTTTAAACAGAAATATATCTCTTCCAAAAGCAATTTCGCCTAAATCATTAAGAAAATCTCTTATTTCTTTAACTGTTTCTATTAAACTATTAAAATACTTTTCTCTTGTTACTCTATATCTATTTTCTTCAAATTCATCTTCAAATCCATCTTCAAATTCTTTTCCGTCAACAAACATATAAAAGTCTCCTTTTTCTATTAAATATCACTTTTCAATTTACCTCATTTACATTTTAAGTATACAGAAATATAAGCTAAAACATCTTACCACAATTCGCCTTTGTTTTCCATAAATATATATCCAAAAAAACAAAAAAGACAGGAAACATTTTAGCTCCTGCCTTTTATTTTTATTATTCTTTTACTTCCGGAAGTCCTGCAACACTCGTAAGCAAGCTGAGCACGCCTGCAAGCAATGCTGTGCTTCCGACGAGCGCCCAGTCAACTTGCCCGATTGCCGCAGATGTTCCGATCGTTGCGACCGCTGTCTGCGCTACGGTTTTTGCCGCGCGCATCGCTGCCGCTTTAAGCCATGTCCTTGTTTTCATATTCCGTCCTTTCTGCTCTATCAGTTCGTAAATGATAGACCTTTTCCATTCGTGCGTCCATGTCTCCGTTCCACCCATTTGCTTTGTAGGCATCAAACAATACATTCAGCGTATGGCGCTCATCCGGTGTCGCAAAGCCTTTAGTCAATAGACGCTCAATCTCATTTGATATCGTGCCGTATGTGACAGCCGCAAGTGTCTTACGGAGCAATTCCTGCCCCTCGCTGTCTTTGTTCTTCTTGTTTAGCCTGTACTGAACAAAGTATGTAAACGCATTACTGCTGATAATCGCTATAATCAGCGTTATTATCATTTCCATTCTTGCCGCCTCCTACACGCCCGTTTTTCTTGCAATCATCGCAATGACCTCTTCACGCGTTGCCACACCCTGCGGGCGCGTGCCGTCCGATATCTTTCTGAGCTCGCTTTCTTTTCCCGCAAATTCTTTCTTAAACCATGATGAATTTTCAGAGCCGTTACCTTTCAGCTCATCTCTGACGATTTCTCTGATTTCGTTCTCTGTCATATTTGTTGCCTCCTCCTGTATGTTCTGCAGAAATGGCAGCGGATCTACCGGCTTTCCGTTTTCGTGCAATTCGAAATGTAAGTGTGCGCCGGATGATATTCCGCTGCTTCCCATAACTCCGATGATATCACCGGCCTTTACTTTCTTACCGACCGCAATCGGACTCTTCGTTGCCATATGCTGATACAATGTCGAATACTTTTCGCTGTGCTTGATAACGATTACCCAACCGCGAATTTCATTCCAATAGTTTGAAACCACTGTACCCGCTTTAACGGCGAGAATGTTCGTTTTCGATTTGCTTGTATCGCGCCCTAAGTCTATGCCCGCGTGGCTTTTGCTCGCCCCGCTGATTCCCGTGTCACGACCACCGAATTTTGATGTTATACGAAGCGGCGCATCCACAGGAAGGCTGCTTAATTCAAACATAAAAGTCCCTCCTTTGTTCACTATAGAAAAAGAGTAGGCTATGTGCCTACTCTAAACCCTTTGCGTCCTCGAGGAACTCTTCATAGTTGAAGTCTTCTGGAATGCCCGCATATGTATCAGTGCCTTCCTTGCCTCTGTTATTTGCCGCATATTTGAGCTTGTCGAACAGAACGCTCATGTCTCCCTCTTCACCTGCCGCCGCCATTGCTGCGAGCGTCGGTCTGTACTTTTCGATTAAGTTCTTTCTTACTTCATTTACACTGTTTGCCATTTTGTTTACCTCTTTTTTTCTTAATTTATTTATAACGGTCTTATTCCGTTATAGTCAGTGTTGCATATTTCGTTTTCGGCTTGTAGCCACACCCCGATTTCACTGTGATTGTTACATAATATTTTCCGACTTCGGTCGGCGGTGTTTCACTTTCCGTATATACAGTACCATTTGTGCCTCTGTACTTTGTCGTATATTTAATAACATCGTCATCTTTGAAATTACTGTATATTTCCGGAACAATCTCGTGCGGCCGCCCGTCATATTTCACGGTTTCGTTCTGCACATTGAATGTGTAGTCTTCCGATGCTGATATAATCAATGCGCCACCTGTTGAGCCTGCGCTATATCCTAAATTTGTGTTTAACATTATAGGAAATATTCCGTATGTTGCGGGCATTACCGCCTCATACGCATATCCAGCATTCGGAATTGAATATCTCGGACTATAATCTACACCCTGTTCTAAATGTTTTGCCTCTTCTGGCATTCCAGGAACATCGGGGATATTTGTCGGAGTCAGTGTAACTGTATGCGGTTTTCCGTCATAGACATATTTATAATCTGTGACTTTCCAATTTAGTATGTATGGCGTTACTGAAAAACTACCTGTTATTTCAGCCGTATTGCCGTCAGAATCAGTTACGCGCACTTTGCGCGAATAAGATCCCCCTTGCAGTGGAATGCCGGAAACCGCACCGTCTTCGTGTAGTGTCAGCCCTTTCTGCAGTGGGGAATTTGTCGTCAGCTCGAATTTATACCCTTTTCTGCTGCCGCCTCGCGCAAGAATCTGTCCGCGAAATGGCAAATATGTTGTTCCCGTCAGCATGACGCGTTTTCTACCCGAGATAATTCGACCGATAATTTCGAGCGGTCCGTAGCCCGGATGTACTGTATTTGTTTTTCCGAGCATTACTCAATCACCGTCCCCGTTCCTGTTCCTAAAATGCACACGATGTTTGGAATTGTAAAATCTTCCTGTGCGCCTGTGGCATAGATTGTTATTGTGTCCTCTCCGGAACGGGCAAGTGTCAGAATGTTTCCGCTCAAACTTTGCCCCGGTGCAAAGACAACTTCGACGAAATGTTCCTCTGTAACGCCCAAAATCGTTATCACCGCCGCATATCCGAATCCTTCTGCCGCATATGTGCTGTCGCTCTTCCATAAGCTCTTTGGCACTTCAACATTCTCGATGTGGTATACAGTGTTTTCGAAGCGAACAAGCGCCTCGTTATCAGCCTCAAATCGTTCTACCGTCGCTCTTGCAAGGTTCATATAATACTTAGCATTATTCTCGTTCTCGCCTTCGCGTGTTCCTGTTCCGCCTTCCGAATAACTCTTGGCGCGAATAGCTGCATTTTGAGCCGCTACAACAGAGGCAGCGTCCATTTCGCCGTTCAAAACCTTTCCAATTGCAGCATCAATCTGCTCTCCTTCGTATGCGCTAAAATACGGTGTTTTTTCATCAGTGTTATACAATGCTGTTTTTTCGCTCATACGGATACTCCTTTCTTAAAAATAAATAATGACACACCCATTTGCGCCTTTACGACCTTTGCTGCCGTCTCCGCCGCGTCCCGGCGTGCCCGATGTAACGCTCTCTCTTACTCTCGACCAATTAGATGTTGGATGCCCCGCGGGATCTCCGGTTATCAAATAAGTTTCGACTACTCCCGCACCGCCACCGCCACCGCCGCCATGACCGCCTGCACCGCCACAACCCGGCAGTGAATCATATTGGGTTGCGGGATCATTCGCATTTGCACCATCTCCGCCGTTACAGTCTTTATTTGCACTGCTCAAAACTGCATCCATAGCAGGATCTTTGTACTTAACATACTCGCCATTAACTAATTTGTAGCATATTGCGGCACCGCCGCCACCGCCTGCGTAATATTCGAAGCTCCGCCTCTTCCATGTCTCGTATGAGCCGCTATGGTTAATCCAGCGACCCTCTTCATAACTTTTACTTTCATAACTTCCGCCTTCAAACACTTCGTTATTAAATGTTATATCTTCACCTTTTCTGCCGTCTCTGCCGCCGCCTTTTCCGCCAAATACACCGCGTTGCCCGCTTGTACCGTAAACTTGTCCTGAAAAAATTTCGATATATCCTGCTTTTGAGCGCATTCCGTTTGCCGATGATAATTCTCCGAATGTCGTATCAGTTCCTACGCTTCCGATTCCTCCGTTGATGTCACCGCCTTCGCCGCCAAGTCCGCCTAATCCGCCTTCGCCGCCTTCGCCGAAGCTGCTTGTGCTTGCTTCTCTTCCGTCCTCCCCTCGGCTTCCGCCATACCCACCGTCACCGCCGGATATAAGAACAACACGGATGATATCGACTCCCTGCGGAACAGTAAACTGCCCGTTCTCTGTGATGATGTTTACATTTTCGTAGTAATTCCCCGGATTCGGCGGTTTATATCCCGAAACAATCGTTGTATTGCTTTTTAGGATGCCGCTCAGTCTTATGTTCATCTTCTGAATCAGCCCTGTGCTCTCTTCATCAAACGGATTTGTAAATGTAACGCAGTCTCCCGGATGCTCTTCATCCACTATAATGTCAATTTTGACCTCTTGCGCGGCTTTGTAATATTCAATGAGCCTATCCGCTATCGATTCGCTATTGAGCATAGAAATAAGCGTTGCATTCGCAAATGTCTTTTCTTTTTTTATACTTGTGTCTCCTACAGCCATTTCAGGTCGTACAATCTGCCTTATTGTATGCGTATATTTTTTCCCTTTAAGCACGCAATCAACAGATGATGATAAAACCGCATAATTAACTCCGCTTTCAAGTATCGCTCCTCCGGTTATTTCAAGGCTGTGCATAGGCTCATTAAATCGAATTATCTCGCCAGCAACAATCTGACCGCTTGGAGTTTCAATCTTCATTGCGGATATACTTCCGTCATACAGTGTTACTTCTTCATCGTCTCCGCGCATTATGTAAGCATGTTCCGATAGAATTATTCTTACCGCAGTATCTAAATCTGTCACAGATCCGCCTATATACGCCCTGCTCTTCGGAATTTCTTTTACAATATCGTCAGAAAGCATTGTTATAAACAAATCTCCCGCAGAATCTTTTTCGATTGCTGCTGAAGATGCAAAAATTAACTGTCTTAAATTATCACGGCGTGTTGCAATAGGAAGCCAGCCGTATATTTTAACATTTCTCAATGCAGGATCAAGCGTGTATGCGACTGCGCCTCCGATTATATCGGCAAGCACCTCTTCAAAAGATGCCCCAAAGTAGATTCCGCCATAATGATTAAGTTCTGCAAGTATTCCAACTCCGCTCACGCATTTTATTTTCCACTTTGCTTTTCCGGAACGCTGTTTATCTGACATATAAAATTTCCCGACAAGCTTTCCATCGTGTTTATAAATCACAGGGACTCCGTACCCGAATATGCTCGTGTCTTTAACTTCTAAAATGATATACGGACGCACTCCGAATTGTTTGTTATCGGCAGTTATAAGCCCCGAGCTTTCTTTTGGAATAAACCATGTAGGCATCAGATCGGTTGTTTTTATTTCAACATCAAATGTATCGTACTGCAGTTCTTCTCCCGTGAACGATTCCGCAAGCATTATGTTACCCGATACAAAAAACTTATCACCGTATGTATCTTCGTTTATGATTATTTCGTGCATGTTCGCTCCTCCAATGTTACGGTCGTTTCTCCGAACCATATCAATTGATTATTCTGATATGCCGCTACAGGACTTTCGCCGACAGTTGGTATAAAAATTGCGCTTCGAGTATCGTTAATTCGCGTATCAAAGAATGTTACCATGACATAAGTTTCGGTCAGTTCTTTAAGAAGTTTAGCAAGGTCTTCCGACCTCATTCCGTTCGTTCCGACTCTCACTACGGCTCTTACTCCGAGCTGATCTACTGTTTCATCGCCGTTCTGCATTGTTCCGCCGTTTGTGCCCGTAACCTTTTTATAACTTACCGAGTAGTTATATTTGTTGATTTTGTTCGTAAAATCAATTCCATTGATTATTAAGGGGAGTCGATTCATCTTTCATTACCTCGCTTCTAATGTCTCTCCGTGACGCTGCGCCGCATCCTTATTCATTTGGTAGATAACTTCTCCAACATTAGCATCACCGAGCTGAATAGTGAAATGCAGCGTTGTTTCACCACCGCCAAGACTTCCGCTTGTAATTGCAGCTACGCCGTTTATAATGTCGGCTGCGAGTGATTTTGTATCATTAGAATTTAATACAGTCTCGCCCCTGTGAAGTTCTGCCTGATACCCGTCGTACGGTACATATGGAAGTCCTGCGGCGTGTGAATGCCTTGCCTTAGCCGCTGCTACACTTTTACTGTGTGATGATTGCGGAACACTCTTTGTCGCACTTGAAGTGTCAGGTGACTTTTTCTTGTCTTTATCATCCGAATCATCATCCGACATCTCGTCTTTTGAATCACGCCAAAACATTAACTTGTCAGCAATCCACTTTACTTTTTCTTCTATCCAATCACAAATCGAGTTCCACACTTCTTTCAGACCATCCCACAAGAATGTGAGAATTGCTTTTCCTGCATTGAAGAACAGTTCACCTTGCGCCATAAGAATTTTGTGTATTGCCTGCCAAAACTTTTCCCAATCACCTTCGACGACTGCCGTTATAGCTTCAACAACGCTTTGAATAACTTTCATTACGGTAGTTATAATTTCTTTAATTACCGTCCACGCTGCTGATACTATCGTCTTAATCGTCTCGCCGTTTTCCGCCCAAAATTCCGCCGCCGATTCCATAGTGGATTTTATAAAGTCTACAACTTCACCGACTACTTCTTTTATCGTCGGCATTGCATTTATGACGCCTTCTGCTACTTGCTGAAGGAGCGGAAGGAATGCACCGCCTATCTCAACTCCGATAGTTGAAAATGAGCGCTTGAGCTGATCCATTGTGTCTGTGAATTTTACGCCCGCATCTATCGTGTCGTCCGAAAGAACAAGCCCAAGTTCGTGAGCTTTCTGCCGCATTTCCTCTATCGAGCCTGTCGCACCGTTAAGCATCGGCATTAAATCTGTTCCCGCTTTGCCGAACAAATCTGTAGCAAGCGCCGCCTTCTGCGTTTGGTCTTCAACATTTTGAAGCGCTGTAAACGCTTCCCACATCATCGTCTCTTGGTCTTTCAGCTTGCCGTTTCCGTCTTCCCATGATAAACCCAGCGCATCAAATGCAGATGTCGCCGTTTTGCTTCCCTGCGATGCCATTTGCATTTGATTTGTCAGCGTCTTCATTCCATTTTTGAGATTGTCAACGCTACCGCCGCATTGTGATGTCACAAAATCAAGTTCCTGATATGCCTCGCGGCTTATCCCTATTTTTTGCGACATTTTATCGATATGGTCTGTGGCTTCCGCAGTCTTATTCGCCATTGCCATCATTCCGGCGCCGACTACTGTTGCCGCGCCAACGATTGCCGTCCCCCACTTCGCAGCAGTTTTTATGCCATTTCCGAGCTTTCCTGTAAGCCCTTCCGCTTTTTGTTCAGTCTTGGAAATGGACTCTTGTGCTGCTGCGGAGTCAACAAAAATGCTTCCGAATAACTTAAAAATTTCTATTTTGTCCACCTCCCATTAGTCTAATAATGTCGTATGCCTCTTCAATGACTTCCGCATCACTTCTTTCCGGAGCAGGAGCAAGTTCGAGCTTAAATTCATCGAATGGCATTTTTTGATAGTACGGATTTACCGCCCATCTCAAAAAAAGAAGCTCGTCCGTTTTTTGGACGAGCAAATATCTGATGTAATCTATGGCTTCGTCTATGTCCATACAACAGACAAGTTCCATTGACGATTTTTGCGTTATAAGGCTTATTATTTCGAAGTAATCAAACTCGAGAGATGCGTAAAAAAACCTTTTAAGTTGTTCTCCTTTGCGAGCATCTCGAGTTTTTCCGCGAGTTCATCAAGTTCCATGTTTGCGACATCTTCGGGCGTCATTTCAAAAGGTCCTGACAACAAATCGTAGATTCCTTCTTCCGTATTGCTTCTCGAAAGTGTTTCTATTACCGTCAGCATTCCCTCTATCCCGAGATCCGCTACATCTATACTTCCAGATGCCGCTATTTTTATAATCGGCTTTAACTCTTCTTTCATATTCGATTTTTGAACAAGTCTTGCCGCCTTGAACAAGTCTGCTGTCTTTATTTTCTGCATTATTCTGTCTCCTCCTCATCCGGATAGTAGATGTCAAACGGTGCTGTGTCCGTGTCCATTGAATCGTAATGTCCCGTCAGTGTAATCGGTATTACCGCTTCTCCCTTGTCCGCTACCGTAAGCGACAATCCATTCGTTGAGATAGCATTTTTAAGGACGATAATAACCGGTTTGTTTGACCCTTTTAGCGTTCCTACCCATGTTATGTTATTCTGATAGTCGCCGTCTTCGAAGTCCGGCTTTCCGGATATTTTCGTATATCCCGCAGGAGCGCCCGCTTTATCCGCAGTTGCAGCTCCGATCGCAAGCATCAAACTATCTACTGTCACTTCCTTGACATTTGCGGTCATAGTGACTGTCCAATCATCTATCACTGACATACCTTTGATATTTCCGCTTGCTCCGTCTATTTCTATAGGTCTCACGGTCGGCACGGCGGAAAATGAGCCGCCGCCCTGCGTTGCTCCTATAATCTTTTCTTTGGCCATGTCAACTGTGTCCGTTGCCGGATCATAATTTTTGAAAAAAGCTCCCGCGTTGAGCAAAAGCCTATCAGGCGTTTTCGCCGTGATTCCCGTTATTTTTTTCATTCTGATATTTCCTCCTTAGAGTAAAAATAAAGCTCAAATATGAGCCGTCTGCGCCTTATACTCTTATCCTCTTCATATACCGTTTGTCTTTGGCTTTTATATGAATAGAACGATACCTTTTCGTTTTGATATGAGCCTTCGTTAAACATATCTTGCACGCGGTCTGCAATTTCATCTACCGCCGTTGCAGTTCCCTTGTCGATACAATTTACTTCAAACTTATACTGCGTTCGCCCTGCTTCGCTCTGTGTCTCTGAGAGCTCGTACACTATGTATGGGTACAATTTTTCGAAGCTTTTTTCAAAATACACATTTTCGCATACTTCTTTCAAAAGCGATGCTATGCAGTCTTTTAATGCGTTTGTATTACTCTTCATCTGCTCCGCCTTCTCCCTCTTCCTCGTTTACGGCGCTTATAGCTTCCGCTTCGTCGTTAAGTTTTGACAGGTACTGCCCTTGTATCTTCTTGATTGTTTCTATGTTCTCTTCTGTCGATTTTGAGAGCGCTCCGATTTTCGGAGTTTTCTCTGTTCCGAGTTCCTGATACATTCCGTAGAATCCACTCGGCTTGAATCCCACCTGCAGATCTCCTGATTTTTTTCGCACCCAATACTGAGTATTTTTCGCAAGCCTGCCGGTTTTTCTCTTTATCAGCTTTCTTGTTTCTCTGCATATAAATTTCCCCGTGTCTTTGAGCGCCGCCCTTACAAGCTCTTCTATGAGGTAGTTACAGCGGTCAACATTGTTGAGAAATTCAACACCGTTCTTTCTGAATTTAACGCTACTCGGTATCGCCAACTCGGCTCACCACCAATTCGATTTCATTATTTCCTTTTCGATAATTTCTGATTACCGTGTATCTCCTGCCTTCATACTCGACATACTTTTCATTTTCGTAATCGTAGTAATCGGCAAGCACGAAAGTCAGCTCCGGCTCGAGCCCCACTTCAAGCGCCTGATATGTTTCTTTCATTCCGACTGATTTAACTTCCGCAAAAACCGTTCTTTCCGTCAGTATCTCAGCCGTATCGCCCGCGGCATCTTTTTTATACTCCGTCCGCAGGAGTTTGATTATCTCGTTGTACATCGTTATACTCCCCGCACATTGATACAGCGTCACGCATCTGTTCATAAGCAGCTTTGTATCTGTCACCTTTACTCTGATAGTCTTCCTGCCCTTTTATATAAAGTTCGACAAGTTTCTTTATCAACGCGTCATCTTCATCTATACGCAAAATGCCTACCCTCTTTAAGTCAAGAAGGCAGGCATCTATATTGCTCTGAATGACATCGTCAAGCTGATCGTGAGTTATGCGGAGCGCTTTTTTAATTAACGCCAGCATTTATATTCTCCTTAGGCTGCTGCCTTTACGAGCTTTACGAACGCATCACCGTCAGCAACCTTTGAATCAAACATCGCACATCCGAGGAATTTATACGAATTTGTGTTGATATCAAATCCCGATGTTACAGTCACAGCCTCCGAAAGGTTTGCGACAATCTTCTTGAAGTCACCGAGATAGGCTTCGTGAAGCGCTATATTGTCGTCGAGAAGAACAGGATATCCGTAAATAAAGTAGTCGTGACCTTCTACTCTTACGATGCTGTTTTTGGACTTGTCCTCGAGCGGCATAAAGTCTGTAAACAGCGTCTTCTTGCTCATAAGGAATTTTGCATTTCTGTCGTAACTTCCGTTTAACATTCCGATGAGTGTCTGAACATCAGTAGCTGTGAGTGACGCTGCCTTTCCTATCGTTACCGAATTTCCCTCGCCCCAAGTATTCGCTTTCTCGACACCTGTCGGCTCCGACGCGCCTGTTCCTGAGATGAGATATCTGTTGATTCCCTCTGTAACCTTTTCGGCAAGCATATCGACAAGCCAAGTTTCAAACGCATCAATTGACATTGTCGATACTGTCTTTGAAACCTGAACGAGCTTTGTTATCTCGTATGCCGTAAGCGTTACCGGAGTAAGCTTATCAGTTTTCGGTGTGATGTTTGCATTCTCTGCGTGCTTTTCTGCATCGTTTACAGTGCTCTCAACCGCAAATGTAACATTGCCTGTTACCTGCAGCAATGTTACTTCATTGAGAAGCGGAGCATACTGCTTCATCTTCTTGATGATTTCGTTTGCTGTCTGTGTCGGAATCACCGCTCCGGCACTTCCGGCTACACTTGTAAAGGCTCTTTTTTCCGTTTCGCTGAGCGGAATTTCTCTTATGCTGTTAAGGAACGCCGCTCTGTACTCTGCACTGCTCGCATCGTATCCTCTCTTCTCCTCCTCGGGAATAACCGGCGAACCTTCTCCGCCTGCGCCCCTTGCGATTTTATCAAGCGTACTCCTTCTCGTCTCTGCTTCCATGAGCACTCTTCTTTCCTCGAGCAGCACGTCAGCTTCCTCGTTCAGTGCGTTTATATCTGCACCCTCTTCATTCATTGCACTTCTGATTTCAAGAAGCCTTCTTTCAATTTCTTTAATTCTTGGCATTTTAGATTCCTCCTAATTTTAATTTTAATTCTAATTTTGTTTTGAGATCCGCACGCTTTTCACTTTCCGTGTCTTCGCTTTCCGCTATGCGTTTTTCCCTTGCCGCGTCAAACGCACTGCGCGCAGATATACTCGTTGCATCGTAGGCGGGAATATCCACCGCCGACACATCAAGCAGTCTTTTTATTTTAAGAACCGTCCGTATTTCTACATTCGGTCCTTCCGACCTTTCTATGTATTCATACTTATCCTCTGCACATATAAATGCAAATGACATCTTGTCAATGAGACCGCTTTTTATGTCTCGGTAAAGCTCCGCGTGCCCGTTGTCGTCGCTTATCAGTGTTGCTATCATGTGTAGCCCGCTTCCGTCGACTGAAAGAGCAAGCGAGCCGTTCCGCGTTCTCGCGTACACTCTTCCGCAATGATTGAAGTTGAATATTACATCGCTCATATCCGCTCCGTCAAACGCTTTTGAATCTATTATCTCGCGGAGTTCGTAATACTTTCCCTGATAGAGTACCGTCTCATCGTTGAACACGCATGGCGTGCCCTCGATTATGTATTCATCTGTACCGTCTTCCTTCTGTCTTGTCTCTATTCCTGTTATACGAAAGTCTCTAAACTCGACATTTTTGTCGTTCATAAGTCTTTCGATATTATCTTTCTCACTCATTTCCTTCCTCCTCTTTAATCGGATCTTTCACATCAACATCGCCGAGCTTGTTCGTCTCGATGTACTCGCGCCTTATATATCTCTTGTCGCCACCCTCGACAGATTTCATGTTGAATATTTCAAGACCTTCGTTGTGTGTTATAAAACCTCTGTCGAATAGCTGCGTTACCGTATTCAGCTTTTCGTTATTGCTCATATACTGCAGTCTGTTTGCCGTAAATATGATTTGATTTCCAAACGCTACCTCACGCGGTGAAAATGTCATATTCGTATGAACGAGGCTTGCCTCGATTGCGAACGGCTCGATTTTGCCTTCGTAATAAGCGCTCCATTCGTCTGAATTAAACTTGTTCTGCAGTATGTTTTCGTTTGTCCCGAAATAGTTAAATACATTCTCTTTTATCTGTCCCATTTGGAGCGGATTTACAACAAACGGCTTTGAGTCAATCTGTTTGACCTCTTCATACTTTTGGTCTACAAGCAGCACGCCGCCGTTATTTGATGAGCTCAGATTGCTCTTGCGAAAACGCTCCTTTTCAGCTTCGATATCCTCCGGCTTTAGCGTGTTTGCGAGTTTTGCCAAAAAACGGAGAGACGCGCCATTTTTGACGCCCTCGATGATTCCTTGATTTTGCGTGTGAATCAAATCCATTGTCGGAAGCAAGCACGAATTGCTTTCGCCAAACACCTCATTCTTGTACTGAAACTGATTCATGATTCCGACATGTTCAATCTCCACGCTTCCGTGCTGTCCGTTCCCAAAATCATAGCGCACATACCGTTTCCCATCAAACTCAACAATCCTGCATTTACTTGTGAGAAGCGGATAATACCCTACAATGTTGAACATATCATCGTAAAGTGGCGCTATGAACGCCGTATTGTCCGTCATGTATACCGTCGCAAGCCTGTAAAGATACTTTTTTGTGTCCATTAAGTTGTTTGGCTTAAACTGCAGCATCCGCTCGAAGTTTCCGTTATTCTGTCCTTTTACTTCCGGCTTGAGCTTACTGACATGCGTCGCAAAACTGTGTATTGCGGCTCGCGTGAGCTCCATTTCATAGATTCCGCCTTCAAATGTTGTAAAAGTCGGTACATACGCACTCATCAGTTGAAAGTAATCACGGATCTTTCGCTCCATTTTTTCTTTTTTTCGTATCGAATCAAATAAACCCATTATTCGTTTGCTCCTTTGTTCATGTTGATGTACTGTCCTCTCTTATCCTGCAGCACCTTGTACGCGCAGAGCAGACTGATTGTTCCGTCAATACGGTTTCTCGGGTCGAGATTTTTAACAGGCTGTATATTGCCGTTTATATCAGTCTTGGCTTTCGTGTTTATAAGGCACCACTTGTCTATTGGATTATTGTTGTAAATTATACGGTGCGCCTTAAAATCCGCCGCGAGGTCTTTCATCGGCTGACTCAGTGTTATTACACCCTGTCTTACCGGAATCATAGAGTTTTTGCCAAACTCCGCTTGAAATTCTCTGAGAAGCGTATCGTCTATGTGCCACGGATCGTAACCGATGAACATCGTATATATATCTTCAGTCTCCCGGAGCTCTTTGAACCATTCGATAAATATTTTTTTGTCGCATTTGTTCCCCGGGCATGTCCGGAGATGCCCCTGTTCTATCCACAGCGAATACGGTACATTGTCTCGCTCTTTTCTGTCGCCGCGCCTGTTCTGCTCATCTATGACGCTCTGCGGAATCCAATACATTGACTTGACATATATTTTGTCATCGCCCGGTCGCATAAATATCGCTTTAGCGGAATTGAGGTCTGTCGTATCAGCTGCATCGAATCCGCCGATACCGTAATCGAAGGTGGCGTCGAAAACCTCTTCATTGTTGAGGTCCTCATATCTGAGCCAAGCGCTTTCTGCGGTCTGCGGAATGTTGAAATCCTTAACCATGACCGTAGGCTTGAAACTCGGATCATCCTTTGCTTTCTGCACCATTTCCCTTTGATAATTCAAATTTTTAATTGTTCCGAGTCCCGGATTTGCCTTTATCCAGCATTCCTCTTTGTCCCACTCGTCCGGACTGTCGAGCTCATAAATAAAAGGCAGAAATCTTTTATTTTCTGCCTTGCCTTCTAAAATGTTCTTTGCGTATTCATATTGACTGTCGAACACTCCGCCGCGAACGAATCCGTTTGTTGTTATGCAAAAAAGAAGCGGCTGACTTCTCGACCCCATGGACTGTTTCATCAGGTCGTACAAATCCCTGTTCTTTATCGCCGAAAGTTCGTCTATTACAACCATATGGCTATCCAGACTATCTAACGATGCCGTATTGCTCGCCATTGCTTTTATATATCCCATATTTCCGGAAAAGTATAAATCCGAAGCACGCTTTCTGATATGCTTTTTTAAGAGATGAGATTGAAGCCGCATATTATTTGCAGCAGTGAACCCTTTTTTTGCTTGATCATATTTCGTTGCAATATTATATATTTCCGGTGCGCCTTCTCCGTCATTTATAAGCATCGAAAGTTCAATCGCCGCAATTTCTGTTGTTTTCCCGTTTTTTCGTCCCTCTACAATCATACTTTCGTTAAATTGTCTCATATCGTTATCATCCACAAAGCCAAATATTGCCTGTATACGTGCTTTCTGAAACGACTCTAATTTTAATTTCTCTCCTGTGTCTCCGGCAGGAATATAACAGAAATTTTCGATAAAATCTATGTGCTTATTTGCAAAATCTATGTCGAAGTGAAACTCACTCGGGCACGCAAATTGTTCAAGCAGCATTTCTGCGATCCTCCGCATTTTAATGCACGAATTTATTTTGTTGTCGTATACGGCTGTAAAATATCTTTCAAACTCCGTCATTTCTTCTTCCTGTTCAAGAATTGCATCAGCTCGTCATCTTCTTCACCTTCAGGCGCCATATCCGCAAGCGTTCTCATCACCGTTGTGTAATTCTTTATCATCGAATTGTACGCCTTCTGTTCCGGCGTCTCCGAGCGTATATCAAAACCGTTTCCGTTCTTGTATGTTGCGACCGCTCCTTTTTCGTTTATCTCCTCCTGCAGTTCTTCGAGTGTCGCGTCCATAAATGCGGCTTTCTCATATAATCTGACAACAAATTCTTTCTTTTCCGGGCTAACATTCTTAAAAATTTTCTTAAATTTCGATATGTTTTGCTTGATTCGTTTTTCTTTCTTTCCTTCTATCACGCGCGCGCGACCCCCTTTCATGTGCGATGTCATCGGTGAAAATCTATGTCCACCCCTTCGGTCTCCGCGGCTATGTGTCGCAGTCTCGAATGGGGGGTATCGGTTGTCCGTCATCAGTGAACATGCACGCCGTTTTCTCTTCTCCGTGAATGTCCGCATAGTGTTCTTTGTCGTGGCAATCCTTGCAGACATACTTAAGGTTGCAATGATTGAGTGTAATATCAGGATCGTTTATGTTCGTCGGCGTAAGTTTGACCTTGTGATGCAATATGTGTCCCGGCTGTTCGCCGCACCGTTCACACATTCCGCCGTCTATCGTCATACGCTTTGATATATATGCTCTGCGGCATACCTGCCATGCTTTACTTCTGTAAAATGATTTTGCAAATTCTTTCGCCATTTTCCACAAATAAAAGCCGAGGAATTATTCCCCGGCTTCTTGCCTCTTTGCCTTTTTTACTTAATACCATAATAGCATACAAAAAACGAACAAAGCGAACAAATTGAAAATTTTTATATATATTTTTTAGTACCTATAGTCATTCTCTTTATTTCATCCGTCGCTAAAAATATTTCCATTCCTATGTCAGCTATGACCACTTGATAATTCTTTGTCTTTTCGATTTCCGAATATCGGTTAAACAGTTTGAGTGTTACACCCAAAGCATCCATGCTATTCTGTAATGCCTGTATTGTCTTTTGCGCCGCACGGTTATCGGGAGTATCGGAAAGCTGCGTTTTGCTACTTTCCTGCGCTTTATGCATACGGCTGTTGAAATACACATTGATAAGCTGCCTCTGAACTTTCCACGCAAGATCGTCCGTAAATGACTTCACAAGCATTAAGTATCCGCTTTCGGTAATGAGCGTTCCCGTATATGCTCTTTTTCCGAAATCATATGTTAGTACGAAATTCGTACCGAGTTCATTCTTGTTGACTATAAAGTAATCAACACCTTCTTCAAGATATTTTTTATTCGCTGCAAAATTTCTTTTTGCTGTTCCTTCGGGTCTTTGATGCACTATATCAATATCTTTGAAGGTCACAACCCTTTGTCCGTTAAACTCCTTGACCTTTATTTCTTGATCGTAAATTTTAATTAAACTCTGCATTTTGTTCTCCCCTCAATATTATTTTTGATTTGCTAACATTATGCTAACATTTGTGAGTAGAAAAGTCAAACATTTTTTGCTAACATAGTGTTAGCACTTTTAAGGAGAATTTAAAATGACTAACTCAAAAATTCAAACCGGCTTACGCATAGATGAGATTACATATAGCAAGCTGAAAACGCTGTCCACTAAAGAGAGCCGCTCATTAAATAACCTTGTCGAGCATATAATCAAAACTTATCTTTTGGATTATGAAGCTCAATTCGGCGAGCTTGAGCTTGCTCCATATCAAGATAAGTAAGTCCTATATCAATAAGCATTAAAATATATTGATTTACCGAAACGCCTGTCCTATCGGCGTTTTCTTTTATTTTTTTGTACCGCTGTTCCTGTATTCTCAATCCTGTTTGTATCTTATTGTCCATTTTTGCCTCTTTTCTTGCAATATATAAATGCTACTATTTCTCTTTCAAAAATCTTTCGAGTTTCATACGCATCGCGTCTCCGCTCTTTGTCCCGTCTACAGCAATAGCAACGGCATCCCACGAAAGGCAGTCGAAATACCTGAGTCTGATTATGCGCCTGATATCTGCCTCTTCAATTTGCTCGAGCTCTTCTTCAATCCTGCATTTCTCTTTAATCAGCCTCGCTTCTTTCGCTTGAAGCTTTGTAATAAGCCTCTGCAAGCGTTTATAATCTTTCTCGGCGTACCCTGTAATCGTTATCGGTATTCCCTTACCTGTGCGGTAGTCTCTCACCGTGTCGCCTACGATGCCGCCGCTCTTGCTCGTGAGTCTCTCTATCTGCCTTTCAATGTCCTGTATTTCGTGTGCGATATGGTACGCATTCTCTAAATCCCTTTTCGTCAGATTCATCCGCATCGCTCCTTTCATATCTCAAATAACCTCTTCACGATATCGCGAGAGGTTTATATTTCCATCTCCTGTTGCTTTGGCATGCTCTCTTTCAGCCATTTGCTATGTGTACTCTCTTTTCTCTTCAAGACCTTCCCTCGTTTCCAAGTCTCAAGTCGTGGCGCCGCTGCGTCATTTGCTATCATCACGTACTCAACGTACGGTCTTTCTGTAAACGGATTCATTCCGTGGTACACACTGTCTTTATCCACGTAGTAGTCCTTTATCGCTTTCGGATCTTCGATTAGCTGCGCCGCAGATACCTCTTCAATCTTTGATACAGGCATTACTACCGAACGCGTGCAGTTATATCTGCGCTTCGAGAACGCGTCCGGATCGCGGAACGTCTTGCTCGTTTCCTTGATTATGTATGCGGCGAGCTTGCGGTAGTCTCCGCTGTCATCGAGCACTGCAACCTTAACGTGTCCATTTGCCCACAGGCTTGATATCGTCTCGATGTCTTTGAAATTACAAACGATATGGTGATGTATTCTCTTGTGCTTGTACTCGGTTGCCATTACTGCCTTGAATGTCAGTCCTAACTTTTTCATCTCACGGCGGCAGGCTCTTATAAACTTGTCAAGTGCTTTGTGCGCCTCTTCATTGTTCGGAATGTTTCTGTATGTGAGAACAAGGTGCAGGTCTCCGCCTTGCAAGTTGTAGTTCATGCGCATCGCAAGTTCCCTTTCCGCAATACGCTGATTGACCTCCTGCACCTTTTCGGGTGTCGGGTTTGCTTTCGGCGCTCTCTTGCCTCCGCGGTCCTTTTTCTCTTTTCTGTCTCACCGTTATGAATATCGTGCTCCTGCATACCGTTGTAATTTTCTCTGCCAGCATTTTCATCTCTCCGAATTATTAATATTCTTAGCAAGGTTAATGCTCTTCGCACGAGCTCATCACCTTGCCTATATTTTCTTATATATAATGATAATTACTGCTTGTCCGTCTTACCTTTGTAAATCGTTCTATCTCTTCTCTGTCTACCTGCTGTTATCTTTTCTTTCCGTTCTTCATTCTTTTTCTGTCTATACCAGTATCCTTTGCATTCGGTGTGACAATTAGGATCGGCGCATCTATGCGGACAACCCTCGCAGGTTATGTATTTGTTATGTGCTTTCCCTATTCCTGACATCGTTTTCCCCTCCGATATTTACATCTACTTTTACGGCTGCAGCAGCTTCGCGGGCGGCGTACTTCCCATATGTCAGTCCGAGCGCCCGTGCTTCTTCGTTCTTAGCTATGAGGCTTTTATTCCCGTCACCTTTCCTTTGCGGCTTCCCACTTTCCATTTTTCTGCGGCCGTTTTCTTTCATTTGTTTACTTCGTTCCTTGCTTTTCCTTTGATTCCATTTTCGGTTTAGCCTATCATATGCTATGTGCCTGCATTCCAGGCTGCAATACTTACGACTTCCTTCTGCCTCAAATGGCTTGCCGCAAACCCCGCAGTTCTTAATCACCATAGTCCTCATCCTCGTACTTCGATACGCATTCGCCCGCACGTCTCTCGCCGTCGCAAACCTCTTTGCAGCTTTTCTGTTCATCGCACTCCGCGCAGCACTCTGTTTTACCGTACATACATTCTCCGCCTTTGCATTTTATCATTTCTTTTCTCTCTCCTTTTCGTCGGCTATCATATCCGCAAATCCTTCGGCATATAACGTCGCTTCGCTTTTGTTACTTACTATCTGCGGCATTTCCACGGCGACCGCATACAGCTGTTCTGCACGCGCTCTTCGCGAAAGTTCCCAGCCTGGCAAGAGGTATATCATATCGCATTCTGTCAGTTTTTTCAGACTTATGTTCAGTGCCTCTCTGTAATTGATACCTTCCGGCAGTGCGTCGGGATTCACGGGCTCAAGCCCCATTTTGCGTATTTCCTCTTCGGCGCGCTCGAATTTATTCCTGTGATATTTCACGCCTGTAATCGGACCTGATATGTATACCTTTAATCGCTTCGGTACTTCCTGCACAGTCGCCTTCAAAGGTTTTGTATTCGCGCCGCTTCCGCTTTCGGGTATTTCCTCGTTCAGCCAGTTTATTGTGCCCTCTAAGCAGTTACACTCTCTTTTTGCGCATTCTTTAACTGACCGATTGTCTTTGTGATTTGTGCAACATCTACATTCCGCATTGCGAAGCAAAAATGTTGCCGTTTCCGTAATGTTCATATTTTTTATATCCTCAAATCTCGTCATATGCCTCCTCCTCAAAATTTCTTGCCGTGTTTGTACGGGCGGTTTTCGTTATATTTCATCTTTTTCTCAATGACCGCTTCGAGGTCTATGTCGCAGTATCCGCAGAGGTCGGCGATTCGT